CTCCGTTCTCGTTTTTCCACGGTGCCGTGAGGTTCGACATGAGCCTGGCCTTGGCGCCGCTCGCAATAGCCTCGATCCAGTCGTTGTACAGGGCATCATCGCCACCAGTCGATGCGCGTGCCGGTTTAAGCGCCATGACACCCTTGAGGACGCTGGCATGGTTGGCGGTCTGGACCGGGTACACGCGAATGCTGCCGGTGCCATAGTTGAGGTATCGGTTCGGCAGTGAGTCCGTAGTGTCTTCGCGCCAGCCGCTGATCTCGGCGTCCATCTGCTCTTCGGAATAGGGGCCGTAGATGTCGCCCCACGAACCATTCGACAGAATGGCGGCCTGGATGATGGTGACGAGTTCTGTATTGGCGGGAACGGAAAGAGATACGGTCTCGGTATCGGCGGTCAGAGAGAGCGGTCCGAAAGACGCGCGCCACACGCGGGTTCGTTCGCAGAACTCGATCGCCGCGGCACGGATCGCATTGATCGCCACCTGGTCGGGGCAATCCTTCAGCTCAGGAAGGACTTCGGGGAGATAGGAATCCCATGCGACCGTCATTGGAGCACCATCGAAGCGGAAGGCACAGCCTGGGAATTCGGTGACGCCGCGCGGTCAGACTGGTACTTTAAGCCGAGCGACTGATAGAACGACCGCTCGTAGGTTCTGGCGCGCTGCTCCGAGACCATTGAAATCTCGATCTGGTACGCCTCGCGCAGCATCCAGTCCTTGAGCGCGCCGTAGTACACATCATCAACGGCGATGTCGGTCGTCGCAATGTCGGCCGAGGCCACGCGCGACGGGGCGGCCGAGTAGGCGATCTCGGCGTAGACCGTCCCGGTAACCGGCGGCGTGACGTAGTACGTCTTCGGGTTGCGGTCGTCGTAGGTAAAGTTCTTCACCGTCGAGTCGGCTGTATCCGAGTGCCAGGTTCGGTTGTAGGTTTCGAGCTGGCTGCGCTCGGCCTTGAGAATGGCCGCACCCGGCGTCAGGCCGTCGGCGCCCATGTTGCGCACCACGTCGATCAGGCGCAGGCCATCGCTCGGAAGTGATTGCTTCGTCCCGGACGCGAGCGCGACGGCCGATGTCTTCGCTGTCGAATCCGGCCTCACCAGCGCGAGCTGGAGCACGGCCGAGTTGTAGAACAGCGTCAGGTCGTCGTCAGACCAGCGTTTCGTCGAGCCCTCATCGAGCAACGTGTTGCGCACGTCATCGACGAGAACCTGCACCTTGATCGACATGAGCGGCTACCTCAGCCCGGACGCCCGTTCTTGTCGCAGGGGATCATGTCGCCGCGCTTCGCCAGGTGCTCGGTGGCGACATACACGCGGCCGTTGGCCGGGTGCTTGAGGTACTTGCGATCGTCTTCCTTGTTCCCTTTCTTGGACGCCTTCTCGACTGCCTTGGGCTTCTCCGGCTCCTTCTCATCCGGATCGTTGCCGTCGCCGGGCTCTCCGTCCTGGAGCTTCTTCACTTCCACGATCAGCTCAGCACGCTTCTTTGACATGTCGAGTTCGACGCCATGCAGGAGGGCGGCTTCGCGCAGCTCATCCTTGGTCATCTCGTCGATTGGCTTGGTCACTTCGGTTACGTTTGTCTCGGTCACATGGACCTCCGGTGGTTAGGGATTATTGGGCTGCCCCTGAAAAAAAGGGCCGCCCGAAGGCGGCCCGATTGCGTTGACGCGATTACGCCGCGCGCGACTTCGGCACCACGAACGCAGTGACGAGGTACTTGCCCGTGGTGACACCGCTGGCGCCGAGCGCCTTGAAGTCGATGGTGTCGGCCGCCGAGTAGTACTTGCCACCGTTGGTGTAGCCGTTGTAGGCGATCGTGTTGGGCGTGCCCTCGCTCAGAGTCACGGCGAGCTTGAACGGGTAGTGCGTCTCGGCCGCCGCTGCGTCGTTGAAGGCTTCGAGGAAGCCGTTGGTGTCGGAACCGTCACCGATCTCCGCCGTGCCGGCGTTGGCATCGGCAGTGAGCACGCGGCAGGTAACGCCCAGCACATGCTCGCCAGCCGCCACGTCGATGAGCTGCGCGACTTCGTTCTGCGCCAGGTTCTGCTGAGAAGCGTCGAAGACCCTCTCCCGCACTTCCACCTTCATGCCGGTGAAGCTCGGGTGATCGTCGTTGGACGCCGTAAGGTCGAAAGGACTCGGCATTTTCTTGTTCTCCGAAAAAAAGAAACGGCCCCTTTAGAGGGGCCGTTCAGGTTGTTGTTGAACGTCCAGGCTTACTTGTAGGCCGGGGCGTTGACCAGGGCGTCCGCCTTGGTCACCTTGAAACCGTACACCTTGAGACCGCGGATCGCGTCGCCGAACGAGTTCTGGAGACGCAGGGTCTCCGTCTTCACGTACTGGCTGGCGAAGGCGATCGCGTGCTTGGTGCCGGCCATGCACTGACGCGGGACTCCCGAGGTGTCCGAACCGCTCAGGCTGTTCGACACGTACAGCGTGAAGCGGTCGATCATTCCCAGGCGGCCGTTGCGCATGATCGAGGTTCCGTCCCCGGTGATCGAGGCGTCCTTGAGGTCGGACTTCTTAATCATGCCAGCGATCCACGGCGGGATCACGAGCCAGCGTCCCTCGGTCGGGATGTTCAGCTCGTCCAGCTCGGTGCCCATATCGACGATCCAGTCGAGCACGTTGGTTTTGGTGACCTGCTGGGAGGTCATCGCGGTCGTGGCGTCCGCGTACACGCTGCCGAGCACCTGGGTATCGACGGTGATCGCCATCTGCTCGGAGGCGTCGGTGGTGCACTCGTTGATGATGCGGATGTCGGACTGCGCCTTGTCCACGTCATCGACCTTGAAGGCGTAGTACTTCGCCTTGTCGATCAGCAGCTCGATCTTGTCGTCCTGGAGGTCCTGGTACGAGATGTCGCCGTTGACCGTGTAGTCGCCGACGGTGATGGTCGGGCGCACGCGGATGTACACCTTGGAACCGCCCGCCTTGATCTCGCCCTCCCAATCGGTATTGGCGATCTCACCGAGGACGGTGGTCTTGTAGAACTTCGCCTGGAGTTTCTTGCTCCAGATTTCCGGCACGAAGTTGCCGTTCGGGAGATTCGCTCCCGATCGAGTCATTTGGGTAGGCATTGTAAAAAGCTCCGGCTACGGGACTGTGTCGTCTCTCGACGATTGGTCCACTGGTTAAGCGGTAATCCGACCGTCCGCAATCGCCTCGTCGATCTCGGCCTCACGCTCCTCGAATTCCTCCGGGGACATGTCGGCGATCTGCTTACGAGTAAACGTCGGCTTGGTCGGCTTCTTGGTTGGGTCGGTGCGCACCTGGCGAACAGACGGGGTGGCAGCGGCTCGGGCCTTGGCCAGCTTGTCCTGGCCGCCCTTGTTCGGCTGCTCCTCGTCCTCGATCGTTCCAACGGCCTTCTTGTACTGGTCGAAGACGTAGATCACGTCATCGGCAGAGCCCTGCTTCATAATCAGGGCGAAGGCCGGCGGCTGGCGATCGAGCCAACCCTTGAAGTCATCCGACTCATACAGCTTGAATGCGTCGGGATGGGCCTCGCGAATGGCGGCGAAGTGCGCTTCCATCTTGGAGTTCTCATCGTCCTGCTGAATGGACGAGACGGTCTTGTTGACCGTGCCCTCGACCGTCGCGACCTTATCACCGACGATCTTCAACTGCTTGTTGAGCGAGTTGATGACCTTGATGAACGGTTTGGCGATCGACGGGTATTCCTCCGCGATGGCCTGAAGCTCCGCATCGGACACATCGTCCGATTCCGTGTCCGGCTTGGCCGGGGGCTGCTGCTTCAGAGTCTCGATCTGCTGCTCGAAACCAGAAACACTCGCGCGCAACGCGCTGAGTTCCACATCTTGCGACGCGACCTTCTTGCGCAGGTCGGCGGCTTCCTGTGTGGCCTTGTGCATCCTTGCCTGAGCATTTCGAATGCGCTCGCGGGCGTTGTCGAGCGTCAGTCCGTCTTCCCCGGTGTCCGCGGGCGCGGGCGGTTCGTTCAGATTGTCGCCAGGCTTGGGCTCGTCCTTCGGGTCGCCCTCACCTGCGCCCTCTTCGGGCTCAGGTTCCAGCTCGTCCTCGGGCTTCTCGCCTTCCTGCTTCGGCTTGCCCGTGTCCGGTTCGTCCGGGGGGGTCGCCATCGTCTTCAACAGCTCGTCTGCTTCACTCTCCAACTGCTCGGGGTTAATGCGTGGCATGCCACACCTCTTGATTTGCGGGTCCGGAAACGCAGAAGGCCACCTTGTCGGTGGCCCCCGTTGCTCAGAGTGTCCGCTGTTGTATTCGGCAGGGGCGAATTACTCGCGTGTCCTGCCACCTGAAACTAATTCTTCCGCGCGCACCGGCAGCGACATCAGTCGCTCCAGCTCTTCGCTGCGGCCTTGCGCTCGACCGAGCGCATTGAGATCGTTCTTCACTTCCTCCATCGCGTCGCGGGCGAGTTCACGCCGACGCGACAGGTACTCAACCAGGACCAGCCACTCCGGACTGGCCGCCAGGCG